CAGTCTAAAAGGAGATCCCCGAGTTAAAGATGTTTCTGATATAGAAGTTACTTTCTATGGGGAAGCTGCTCAGGTTACTTGCACTGTAACTACTTATACTGATGAAAATTTTATCCTTCAGTTTGACACTAATTAGGAGCTAACGATGGAATATAAAGCTAAAGTTTGGGAACAAATTGTTTTTAAGATGATTCTCTTTTATAAGTCGATTAGTAAAACCCTAACTGACTTCTCCATAGGCTCTACTATTCGCACTCTTTTTGAAGCAGTTGCTTTTGAAATTGAAGAATTATATGTTTCTATTAAAACGGCTATTGAAACTGCTATTCGAGAGAGTGTTTATTTAACTTTTGGCTTTGAACGAAGACCTGCCATTCGCTCTACCACTACTTTAATTATTACTCTTTTTACTCCTCACGAAGCTTTTATTATTCCTAAAGGGACTAGGTTTGCTACTGCAGAAGGTATAACTTTTGCTACCGTTAATGATGTAAGTATAGATGCTGCTGATACTACAAAAGATTTACTAGTAATGTGCACCACTGCGGGGAGTGTGGGTAATGTAGCAGCTAATACTATCACTACTATGGTAGATAATATCCCCATAATTAAATCAGTAACTAATCCTGAAGTAGTAACTAATGGACGGAATATGGAGTCTGACGCTAGTCGAAAGACTCGTTTCGTAAGTTATATCCGTTCTCTAAGTAAAGGAACACTAGAGGCTCTTCGTTATGCTTTATCTACAGTTCCTGAAATAACTTCTATTTCCATTGCTGAAAGCCTTCCAGGGATAGTTAAAATTTATATCTCTACTGCTACAGGTATTGTATCAGATGAAGTTATGAATAAAGCTAGAGAAGCTATTGAAAAATATAGAGCAGCAGGTATTCAAGTAATTATGGCACCTGTTACTAGAATACCAGTAGATGTATCTATTAGATTAGGTTTGTCTAATATGCAGAACAGCACTGCGATAAAGAACCAAGTGCAAAATGGAATTATCAATTACTTAAATAATATGTTAGTAGGAGAAGATTTACTTCCTAATAATCTTATGGGATTTATATTCAGTTTAAATCAATCAGCCATTCGCAATGTGGAAATTATCTCTCCTGCTGAACGATTAATAGTTTCCTCTTACTCCATAGTTAGACCAGGAAATGTTACTATCACTACTTACCTCGAGGGCGACTTGTGAGATCCCTATTTACTAAAAAGATATGGAGGAACTACCCTCCATTCCTACATATTCCCAATAAAAGTAGTTCTACTTGGGATGATGTTATTAACCCTGCTGAGGATGAGTTACCTGATACTCAACCTGATGAATTATATAACATAACTGAATCTCTTCGCCAAGCAATAGAAGAAGCTGGAATAGATGTAGAGACAGGTAAAAAAATGATGTATCTAGCCTCAGCAGGAGGAAAGTGGGTTGACCATTGGGGAAGTTACTTTGGGGTAAGTAGATTGACTAATGAGAATGATGATCACTATAAACAAAGAATTATTGATGAGATAATTAGACCTAAACAAACTGTAGAGGGAATTATAGATTGTATAGCCACCTATACAGGATTAAATAAAAATCAAATAACTGTATTTGAGCCTTTTGTTAAACTTCGTTCATTAGATTTTGGTGCTACTACTGATACTACCTATTTATCTGGCTGGGATTATTGGACTTGGGCAGTAATTGACATCCAAATTCCCATTCAAATTGATGAAGATCTCACTAGAATAATTCATGAACTTACCAAAGCTTATGGAATTAAAGTATTCATTACTACTCAATCTGATATTAATATTGCCTATTCCCAGTTTGATATTACTGAAGAAGCTCATTCCTTATCAGAAATAAACTTCGATAAAATCAAAGTTAGTTATATTATGGATTTATTTGGTTACACCGATGGAAGAATATTATATAAAAATGGGGCAGAAAGCTTATGGGAATATTTAATATCTTATAGTTTGGTAGACTGGGGAGAATATGGTTTTGGTGATGGAGAGTTTGGAAACATTCCGTTTGGTGGTAGATCAATACTTTTTGAATCAATCTTATATGAAGGTTAGGAGAGAATAATGGCAGAAAAACATATTGTTCCAAATTTACGAGGAACAGCAATAGGAAAAGGTATAATTATTAATAATACTTTCGTAGGAGTTGGTAGAACAACTCCTTGGGAGGATGAGGAAGATCCTCCTGCCCCATCTTTAACTGATACTACTTTAGAAGAGTTAATTATTTATAAACGACCTAATAGACTTACTTTTGTTACTAATGATGATAATGGTGAAATTACAATATTAGGAGGAAAATATCGAGCTCTTACTTTAGAAGAAGCTCGAGATCTTCAAGCTCAGCAAGTTCTCATTCAAACTACCTTCTCTACTGCTGATTTCGGTGGACCAGCTGATTATAGGCAAATAGGTGTATTTACTTATGTTGTTCCCACAGCAGGAAATGAATCTAAAAGTATTTTACTTCCTTCAGAGATAGAAGACCCTGGACTTATTATTCACCTTACTAATCGTTCTCCATACTACTGTTATACCAACCACGGAGAGACGATTAACCTATTGGTTGCTTTTTAAGGAGGACACCCTATGTTAGATTTAACTAATGATCCTTATTTTGATACTACTAACGCTGAGAGAAATAAAGGTTATCAACGAGTATTGGGTGTTCCAGAGAGGTATATTCAAGCTCGTGAACTTACAGTTATACAAGGTATGGTTCAATCTCAGCTCAAAGATATTGCTGATACCTTATATAAAAATGGTTCAGTAATTGAAGGCTGTCAAATTATTTTAGATGGAACTAATGTTAAAGTTACTGCTGGAAAAATATATTACAATGGTTTTATTGTATCCAGTCCTGAAACTAGCTTAGTTATTACAGGTTCAGGAGAAGAAACAATTGGGGTTAATATTACTGAAACTGTAATTACTGAAGAAACTGATAATACTCTCAGAGGAAAAGTTCCCAGTTCTGAAGCTTATGGACAGCCAGGAGCACACCGTTTAAAAATTGAAGCTGAGGTTGTTTTAGACGAGAATGCACAAATAAAATTATATAAATTAACCGATGGAGTTCCTCAAGTTACCACTGCTCGTCCTGAAATGTCAGAGTTATACCATATTTTAGCTCGAAGAACCTATGACGAATCAGAGAACTACTTAGTAGACGGGTTAGATGTTTTTGCTCAACCTTATGACTCTGATCGAATTGAAGTAACTATTGAAGCTGGAAAATGTTATGTTCTAGGTTATGAGGTAACTAAACCTTATCCCACTAAAATATTAAGAAATAAATGCACTGCTACTAAAAGTGCTATAGATAACTACCATACAATTGAGGCAGGAATAACCGAATTTCCTTTTGCTAATCAGCCAGTTGCTAGTATTACCCACGTTAAAGGGAGTGTTTTAGTAGAATCAGGAACTTTCTACCGCTCTGCCAATCCTTATGATGATTTGAATCTTCCTGATTTAGTTCAAATTCATAAAGTTTACTTATTAGACCCATATACTGAGTATGTATTAGGAGAAGATTATACTAAAAATGGCGATCAAATCACTTGGTTAGGAACTGGACCAAACACACCACCTGCTGTAGGACAGGCTTATTGTGTAGATTATACTGACCGAAGAACGCTTATTCCTGATACTGACTATATCCTTGTCACTGTTGATGACATAGATTATCTCCAATTACAGAATTCAGCTAATGTTCAAGCTCTAATTGAAGGAACACAGCTAGAAATTGCATATAATTATTATTTAGCTCGAAAAGATATTATCTACATAGACAAGGAAGGAAACATATCTATAGCCGAAGGAACTCCTAATGATATCAACCGAGTTCCAACTCCATCAGTGCCTAACGATGTACTAGCTAGAGCAGAAGTTTATATGCCACCCAATTCCACAGATGCTGTAGTAGAAAACTATCCTGTTAGAAGGTTAAGTATGCCTGATTTACATAAAATAGTGAAGAGATTAGAAAATATAGAATACAATCTAGCAGTAAAAGATTTAGATGATCCTAATCTCTACCGAGTATCGCCTACTCAACTTAGAAACCTTTTCAGTGATGGATTTGTAGGCTTCTTAAGAGCTAATACTTCCCATCCCGACTGGCATGGTGGAATTGATACTACTAATAAAGTATTTGGCTGCCCGTATGAGACCGTAAACTATTTAGATTTTGATGTAGAATCAGCTACGACAGTATTAAAAGGTACTAATTATTTCCTACCATATACTGATGAAATATACATAAGTCAACCTCTAGCCTCTGATGGACATAACATTAATCCCTACTCAGTATACGATCGAGTAGCTATTATCAGTATAGAGCCGCCATTTAAAACTTACACCGAAAAGCTAATAATAAAAGAAAGCACACAAACTGTTATTATTACTAATACACAAAATATAACTGTGAGGTCAGGAAGTAGTAGGACAGAAACTACTAGCGAATTAACTTCTTCGTGGTTTACAGATAAGTTACTACGCAACGAAGCTATGGAATATATACCTGAAACGCCTATCTCCTTAAGTGGAATTAATTTCTATCCCAATCAGGATAATTTAACCGTATATTTTGATGAATCTCCACTACCAGCCACCCCTACAGGAGATACACCAGTAGGAACACAAGCAGGAACAGTAAAATCAAAAGCTGATGGCACTCTTTCCCTTACTTTTACAATTCCAGGAGATACATTTAGAACAGGACTCCGTAAGGTTGAGTTAAAAAACCAATATCAATCAGCGGAAACATCATTTACTGCCAATGGGACAAGAAAACTTTACGAAAGAATACACAAACAACAAATAACTCAAACCATTACTAATTATATAGTAATTCCACCTCCACCACCTCCACCCCGCCCTAATCGTGAACCGCTAGCGGAAACCTTCTATAATGCTGAACCTTCTTATATTACTAAACTGGATCTCTATTTTAAATCGAAAGATTCGGGAGACATTCCAGCTTTCGTAGAGATTAGGAATGTAGATAATGGATACCCTGGAGGAGAAATATTAGCTCACAAACTTGTTTACCCCTCTCAGATTGCACTCTCTGACGATAGCAGTGCCGCTACTACTATAACTTTTGATTCTCCTGTATTTCTAGAGGGAGATAAAGATTACTGTTTTGTCATTGGTTCCGATAGTGATGCTTATGAAATATTCATTGCTGATATGGGACAAACCGACCTCTTAACTAATGCTCCTATTAACCGTCAACCTTATTTCCACGGAGTTATGTTCTCTTCTGCTAATGGTACGGCTTGGACTGCCCATCAAATGGCAGATATAAAATTCACCCTCTATCGAGCAAAGTTTTCTACTTCTCCTGCTACTTTAACTACCAATACGGAAAGTGGTAATTATACCCAATTTATTACTGGTATTGAGTGTATGATACCTGAGGGAACGAACATTGCTTGGTCTTACTCCCCAGATAATGGAACTACTTGGATTCCTTTCAGTAGTGTAGATTTAGTAGCAGTTCCTACCAGAGGATCAAGTATTAAACTTCGAGCTGTATTTACTACTACTAATCCCTACCTATCACCAATATTATCTAAATACATACAGGGAATAATTTTTGATCAGGACGATGAGGCAGTATATATCTCTAAGCTCATAAGTGTTCCTGAAACTTTTAATACTTTGAAATGTTACTTAGATGTCTATACCCCCTTATCTAGTGGGCAATCTGCCACTCTTAAATATAGTATAGATAGTGGGTCAACTTGGATTACTCTTACCCCCACATCAGTAACTCCTAAAGTCTATGGTTGGAAAACTAATTATTATGAAGAAACTATTTCCCCTGCCGCCAACTCCATACTTTTCCGTATTGACCTCACTACTACTAACCGAGTGCAGCAGCCACTAGCCACTAACTTAGTTGGCATTATGTTAACTGTTTAAGGAGAATAACTAATGGCTAATACCTATACAATTCATTTCCACCTTCCTAAGCCAGATAAAGGAGATTTAGACTGGGATGATGAATATCATGAAGCAATGGATATTGTTGATGCTCAGTTGAAGTCTGTTAACGACTCATTAACTAATCATACATCTAATACAAATAATCCTCATAGTACTTCATTTATTCAATTAACTGATACACCATCCTCTTATTCTGGATTAGCTAATCGAGTAGTAGTGGTTAATAGTACTGCTACAGGACTTACTACTGTCACTAGAGTTCCTTTGGCTGAAGATTCTAATAAAGTCGGAGGACTGTATCCAGGGAATAGTGCTAATAATGTATTGAAATTGGACAGCACAGGTAAGGTTCCTTTGAGTAATTTACCTATTAAAGCAAGTGATTTTGTAGAGAAAAACTTTAAAACAGCTACTATAACTACTACTTGGAGTGGAACTTCTGCTCCTTATA